GGAGGCGCGGCGAGGGGAGCTGGAGGGGGATGCGTTTTGGGAGAATGAGCGGGCGCTGGGCGTGGCGCTGCTGCTGCCGGTGTTGGTGGCGGCGGTGAACGGGTGGGGGGAGGCGAACGCGGAGGAGCGGGGGGTCGAGTGGACGGACGTGAGCGCGGACGCGCTGGCGTGGGTGCAGGGGTATACGTTTGAGCTGATCGGGGGGTTGACGGATACGACGCGGGCCAGCGTGCAGGGGGCGCTGGGGGCGTGGCTGGAGACGGGCGGGGAGGTGCGCGACCTGGCGCGGATGCTGGAGCCGGTGTTCGGGGCCGGGCGGTCGCGGCGGATCGCGGCGACCGAGATCACGCGGATGTACGAGGGGGCGGCGGACATGGTGCGCGCGTCGGTGGGGGTGCCCAGGGCGGCGTTCAGCCCGCCGACGCGGACAAATTGCCGGTGCTGGACGGTGGAGCGGATGCTGCCGAATAACGAGTGGGTGGTGGTGTGGCAGACGGCGCGGGACGACCGGGTGAGCACGCGGCCGCTGGAGACGCCGTGGGGGACGGTGGCCGGGGACCGGGCGCTGCACGGGGTGATCGTGAGCGAGGGGGAATGGTTGGGGAGGTCCTACTCGGAGGTGGCGGCGGAGGTGGGGAGTGGGGTTTGAGGCAGAGGTGCGGATCAACGGGCTCGACCGGTTGCTGATGCGCCTGGGGGTGATCGATCTGCGCACGGAACAGCTTATGGCGCAGTGCCTGGAAGAGGCATTGCTATTGATCGGGGGGGAGTTGGGGCAGTACCCGGCGGCGGTGCCGGGTACGCGGTACGTGCGGACGGGGCTGCTGGGGCGGCAGTGGGGCTCGGCGCGGCCGCAGACATGGCGCGTGTCGTTGGGGGTGATGCGAGGGCGGATCGAGAACCGGCGGCCGGGGGTGGAGTACGTGCAGAGCCGGGCGGAGCAGGCGCGCGTGCACCGGGGGCGGTGGAAAACGGCGGAGGAGGTGATCGAGGGCCAGGCGGACGAGATCGACCGGCTGTTGGGGGTGACGGGGACACACTTGGTGGATTGGATGGCAAAATGAGCGAGTGGATGGTGGGGACGACGGCGTTGGGGGCTGCGGAGGAGTCTATGCTGGAGATACGGGTCGAGCTGGCAGAGGGGGCGACGGAGGAGGGGCGGCCGGTCGAGGTGCTGCGGCCGGGGACGTTCGTGGACCGGTTCGGGCGCGAGGTCGAGATCACGGAGGAGGACCTGCAGGCGTACGTGGCGACTTTTGAGCAGGGCCAGGCCGAGCAGGACGTGCCGATCGACGTGGATCACGAGCGGGGGCAGGCGGCGGGCTGGCTGCGTGGGCTGTGGGTCGAGGCGGGGAAGCTGTTGGCCAGGGTGGATTGGACGAGCCTGGGGCGGCAGTTGGTGGGGGAGCGGTTGTACCGCTACGTGTCGGCGTCGATCGATACCGGCGGGAAGGTGATCAAGTCGGTAAGTTTGGTCAATTTCCCGGCGGTCAAGGGGCTGGCGCCGGTTGAATTGGAAGAGGGCACACGCCCATCGGAATGGGGCCGTGCGCCCGTACAAAGACGGGAGGCACAAATGAGTGAGCAGGAGGTGGCCGAACTGCGGGAGCGGATTCGGCGCGAGGAGCGGGAGGCGGTGGAGGCCGAGCTTGCAGCGCAGGAGGCCGAGCTTGCGGCACAGCGCGAGCGGGAGGCGGAGCTGCGCAGAGAGGTCCGGGCGGAGGTCGAGGCGGATCTGCGCGAGCGCATGGCGCGGCACGACGAGCTGGTCGCGTTTGCTGAGAGTGTGTGCGGCGGCGAGGTCGGGCTGGCGGCAGATCCGGGCGAGGTGGTCGCGTTTCTTTCAGAGCTGCAGGGAGAGATGCAGGCGCAGGCGCGGCACATTCTCGAAGCGGGTGTGGTCGAGTTCCGGGAGCGTGGGAGCAGCCGGGGCGGGAAGGCAGGGCGGGCGGCGCTGCCGGAGGAGTATCGGGCCTCGTTGCGGATGTGGGTCGATGACGGGCATCCGATCGAGGCGTTTTTCGCAGAGGTGGCGCCAGAGCTGCAGGGGGCGGAGGCGTACGACCTGAGCGAGTATGAGGGCGAGTAGGGGCGCACGCCCAACGGGGGCGCACGCCCAACAGGGGGCGCACGCCCAACAGGGGGCGCACGCCGTGCGCCCGTACGAGAGTATGCGGAGGTTTGAGAGATGGCGAATTTGAGTGGAGATGCCCCGCTCCGGATCTGGGGCGAGGCAGCGACAGAAGAGTTCTACTGCGACAACAGCTCGGCGCAAACGATCTACAAGGGGCATCCCTTGATCATCAACCAGAGCGTCGACACGCTGTATGCGATCGCCTGGAACGATGGGACCGGCGAGGGGGTTGTCGCGGCGACGGACGTGTTCCTGGGGATCGCGGCGGCGGGAAAAACCGTGGCGACCACGGCGGTGGAGACGTCGCCCAGCAACAAGGTCGAGGCGTACGTCGGGCCGACGATCGTCGGGTTCAAGAGCACGGTGTTCACGAACGCCAAGCTCGGGGCGACCGTCTATATGTCGGACAGCAACACGCTGTCGACCACGGCGGCAGATAACCCGCAGATCGGGAAGTTGCGCCGGGTCGAGGACGGGTACGCGTTTGTGGAGCTGACGGCGCCGCAGATTTGCACGGGCGCATAATAGCTTGGTAACGGGGCAGGGGCGCACGCCGTGCGCCCGTACGAAAGTTTAAGGAGAGTAAGATGCCAACTGGAGGCAATGTACCAAAACATCTAGAGGTCGCAGCCCGGACGGGCTTTTTGGCCTCGATACGGGATGAGGCGGGGCGCGTGGCCTGGCCGCGCGTGGCGATGACGCTGAACATGGACGCCAAGGCGATCGATCTGGTCGACCTCGGGGCGACGCCGATGCCGGTCGAGGCGCGCGGCGGCCCGGTGGGGCAGGACTTTATCGAGCGGACCAAGACGGTCACGCCGACCGATTGGGAGCTGACCGTTTGGTTGTCCTATAACGCGCTGCGCGACGACCAGACCGGGAATCTCGTCCGGCGCTGCAGGCAGGCCGGGCGCCGATTCCAACGACACATCAACAAGCGCGTGTTCGACGTGCTGAACGGCGGCGACGGGACCACGTATGGCCTGTGCTATGACGGGCAAGAGTTTTTCGACAGCGATCACGTGGACGTGGGCGCGGCCTATAGCACGAACCAGGATAACGAGAACGCGCTGGCCTTGAGCCTGGACAATTTCGAGACGGTGCTCAACGCGGCTAACCTGTTCCGCGACGACCAGGGCGAGTACACCGAGTACAGCTATGATCTGCTGATCTGCCATCCTAGCCTGTACCGGGTCGCGTACCAGATCGCCAACGACGAGTTTGCGTACGATACGGCGAATCGGGAGTTGAACCCGTACAGCAGCATGATCACGGCGCCGATCGTGACCAGCCCGTACCTCGACAGTACCGCGTGGTATATCGCGGCCTCGAGCGAGGAGATCAAGCCATTGATCCTGGCGATGCGCGAGCAGCCGAGCCTGCAAGAGACCTGGTTCGACCCGACCGCGGCGCAGGGCGGACGGTACTATTTCAAGTTTTACGCACGCTACGAGGTGCATTACGGCGACTGGAGACTGATCAACCAGGGCAATACCTAGACGTGATGCGTGTTGCGTGATGCGTGTTGCGTGATGCGTGTTGCGTGAGGAGGGTTCAATGATGAGGCGATGGGGCTATGTGGCGGTTGCCTGCGCGCTGGTGCTGGTGCTGGTTGCCGGGGTGGGGTGCTGGCAGCGCGGGCAGGGGGAGATCGGATCGAAGGCGTTGGCCGGGGATCTGACGAATCTGAGCCGGCTGGCGCTGACGGCGCCGACCGCGGCGGCGACCAACGAGCCGGCGCTGGTGATCAATAACCTGGGCCTGGGACGCGGGATCGAGATCCAGGACGGGGGCGGGACGCCGGTGTGGGCGGTGAACGACGGCGGGAGCGTGAGCCAGAGCGGGGACCAGGCGGTGACCGGCGATCTGTCGATCACCGGGGAGCTGCAGGTGGCGCAGGCGACGGCAGCAGCGACGGCGACGCCGGCGGTGATCATTAACAGCCTGGCGGCGGGGTCCAAGCTGTTGGAGGTGCGGGATGCAGCGACGCCGGTGTTCTCGATCCTGAACGGCGGGGCGGTGAGCCGGACGGGCAATGATACGATGACCGGCGACCTGGCGATCACGGGCGCGGGGCGAGTGGCGGCGGCGACCGCGGTGGCCACGGCGACGCCCGCGTTTGTGGTGGACAGCCTGGGCGTGTCGAATCTGCTCGAGGTGCGGGACGCGGCGACGCCAGTGTTCACCGTCAATAACGGCGGGGCAGTGGTCGGCAACGTGCTGCAGTACGGGTCGAGCGGTGAGAAGGCAGTGGCCGCGACGGCCAGCTTTACCACCACGGGGACGGTCGCGCACGGCTTGACGACCGTGACCTGGGCGGTGTGTACCCTCGCGCAGGATGCGGATGACGACGCGGGCGATACGGCGACGATCTCGGTTTCGATCGCGGGCAATACCGTGACTGTCAAGGGGTGGCAGGATGACGCCACGGCGAGCACGGACACCGACGTGGATGTCAACTGCCTGGTTATCGGGACGCCGTGATGGCCAGGATATGGACGGCGCGAGTCAAGGCAGAGGTTACGCTGCCGGTGGTGCGCAGCGGGGGGCGCGAGTTTCCGCGCGGGGTGGCAGGCGTGATCCGGGAGAATGAGCCCGGCTGGGCGGAGATGGTGGCGTGCCCGCTGTTGGATGTGCAGGAGGTCGTCGCGCCGGAGGCGCCGCGGAGGCGCAGGCGCGCGACCCAGCAGGAGGCGGCGGATGCTGAGATCGGTTAAGGTTGCAGTAACGACGACGGGGAGCGCGGGGAGCGCCTCGGGGACGGGGTACAGCGGCCTGGTCAACGGGGAGATCCGGGCGCTGTACGTGGATTATCACGCCAGCGCGCCGGCGGGGTCGACGGATGTGACGATCACGGTGGACAGCGATGATCAGCATCCGTCGATCCCGGTGTACGCGTCGACGAATTCGGCGACGGACGCGTGGGTGTACCCGACGGTGGAGCAGACGGACACGGCAGGGGCCGGGGTGAGCGCGTACCAGAACGTGGTCGGGCAGGGGCGGCTCAAAGTCGTGGTGGCGCAGTGTGACGCGCTGACGAACGCGGTGGTCGTGTACGCGTACGTGTGGGAGTAGGGGGCGCGGGCTGGGGAGGGCGCACAGCCGTGCGCCCGTACGAGTGGGGGTGGAGGTGGCGGGATGTTGTGGCAAAAGCTGCCGTATGAGTCGCTTATGCCCAGGGTGGTGGTAAGCGGTTTTCCGAAGGCAGGGCTGCACCTAGCGGTGCGGATGTTGAGCCCGATGGTGCAGCCCCAGCCGGCGGCGGGGATGTTTGCCGACGAGTGGGTGGGGACGTTCGCGGGGCACGCGTGGACGACAGAGTGGCTGGACAGCCGGTCGGTGTGTTACCGGATCGGGCGGGTGCAGCCGGGGCATTATGTCAAGGGACACCTGGGGCACCGGGATGAGATCGAGCAGTTTATGTACTACCTGGGGGCGGCGCACGTGTTCGTGCACCGGGACCTGCGGGACGTGGCGGTGAGCCAGGCGTACCACGCGCTGGCGCAGAGCGAGCGGCAGTTTCAGCACGACGGGAAGGCGGTTTTCCAGCAGATGAGCGACTCGGGAGGGTTCGAGCGGGTGCTGGTAGGGGTGATCGAGGGGGTGGGGCCGTGGGCGGGCCTGGTGGAGCGGTGGCGGTTGTACGCGCCATGGCTGGAGAGCGAATGGACGTTGGCGGTGTCGTTCCGCGAGATGCGGGAGGAGCCGCTGGCGACGGCGAACAAGATGGTCGAGTATTGCCTGCGGCGGACGACGGGGTCGTTCGGGTTGGAGTGCCTGGTGGACGGGGGGGCGCAGATGGCCATGGCGGAGCGGATGGTGGAGGCGGCGGAGGCGCGGCATTTGTCGCCGACGTACCGCCGGGGGGAGGTGGGGGGCTGGGTGGAGCATTGGACGCCTGCGGTGGCGGAGGCGTTTGAGCGAACGGGGGCGCAGGGATGGGAGTGACGGTGGCCGTGACGCGCGCGGCGTGCAGCACGAGCACGGGCACGCAGGATATTACGACGGATGATCTCGGCGGGTTGACGCCTGCCGCAGAAGAGTGGAGAGATGGCACGACTCTTTGACGACGCCCAGAGCGAGTATCTTGAAGTGACGAGCGCCCCTGCAACGGCGGTTCCACTGACGATCGTGTTCTGGTTCAAGTGCGATGATGGCACAAAGGACGAGTATGCATTTTACTTGAGCGATGGCACACTAGACAACTCGTTTGTCGGGATGCTGAACAGCTCAGGCGGGGCTGTGGACGATGTGCGAGCATACACGTTCGCTGAGTCGATCCAGCCGCACGCGGACACGACGACGACCTGGACGACGGATACCTGGCATCACGCGGCGTATGTGTTTGCGGCTAACGACAGCCGCGCGGCGTACCTGGACGGCGCGGGCAAAGGGACAAATGCGACAAGCGCGACGCCTACAGGCATCGATCTGGTAAGGATCGGCAGGGTAGGATCAAGCTACTATTCGGGGGCTCTGGCCGAGGTGGCGATCTGGGACGTGGCGCTGAGCGACGAGCAGGTTGCTACGCTGGCCGGTGGGTCAGCGCCTTCCCTGGTCCAGGCCGGGAATCTGGTCGCCTATTGGCCGCTCATCGACGATGATGACGACGCGGCGAATGGTTACGATCTGACGGCCTACAATACGCCGAGTTGGGCTGGCGATCATCCAGAGATTGACTATGGTGGTGCGATTGATCAAGTTGCCGGGGTGGCGTGGGCGAGCGTGGGGCAGTTGGCGGGGGTGGCAGAGGCGTCAATCAGTGAGGTAGCAGGAGTGGCGGCGAACTAAAATGGCTATTTTAGAGCTACGATCCGGCGGCGTGGGCCAGAAGGGGGACACGGGGACCCAGGGCGATACGGGAGCAGGGACGACCGGGGCGACGGGCGTTGCTGGCGCGAAGGGCGACACGGGGACGCAAGGGGATACGGGAGCAGGGACGACCGGGGCGACGGGCGTTGCTGGCGCGAAAGGCGATACCGGGACCCAGGGTGACACGGGGACACAGG